GCAGCCCACATAGGGGTGTCGCCATCATACCCGTCCATTGTGTCAATTGAAACACCATCAAAATCTACCTGCTGGAAATAATCTGATCTTTTCCAATCGTTCTCAAGGCGCTCTACTTCTTCTCTGAACTCTTCCATTCTTTTCTCGAATGAACCCTCGAAAGAAATACCGGTGTTCTCATCAAGCCATTGTCCGAGTTCTTCAAACTCTTCGGGCTCATTTGAATACTCGCCGGTTTCTGCTAACTTCTCAGCACCTGTAATCTCGATGAATGTCGCAATGTGATTCCATAGTTCTCGTGGTGGGCAAGTATTCTGGCGACCCTTGATTTGGTAGATGGTTTCGTCGTGCGCGTTGTAAGCAATAGTAACGTAAGACTTGGAGGATTTCTGTCCCGACTCTTTCTTGCGTAGTGAATAAAGTGTGCCCCGTTCATCAGTTCCGCAGTGACCCATTCTATCGCCTTCCATTTTACACTGATAGGTGTCGAGGTCGTACCAGTAGGAGCCATCGTCAAATACGTGCATAATCTGATCTGGATCCTCACGAGTTTGCTGATAGTCAAAGCACACTTGTTCAGCCTCTATTTGATCACTCGGCGGGATTGACTTGATCATTTCGTAGTTGTTTGGGTTCTGGTTGAGAGTAATAATAACATTCTCGATGCGACTACTAAACCAGCGCCAAATTCTCATTTCAAGATTTTTGAGACCAAGTAAAGCCTGTCTGGCTTGCTCCTCAGAGAATCCTCCCTTCTTTACAGCCTTTACAAACTGACGCTTTGCCTTTGGCCATTTCGCAGCAGGTTGCGTTGTGTAAACAGAAATCAAATTAGTCAGGAGATTGTAACCGCCTTCTTCTGGCGGCTTCTGGAATGCCCTGCCGCGTTCATCGATTATGTTACCGGCGAGATATTCAAACCAACCATAACTGGAAAGTCTCTTTCCTTCAAGAGACTTCCAAGCATTACCAACCCACACGCGACTTTTCTCACTTGCCTCTGGTAGTTTATCCTTGATCTCTTGTTGGATATTTTCATCCAAACCTATGTCGGCTAGACCCTCTATTAGGATTTCTTCGTGTAAGTGTTTAAACCATTTATCAGTCGCAAAAGACATCTATTTTCTCCTGTTTCCCAATAAATAGTTTCTATCTTTGATAGTCGTCTTCTAATCTCACAACATCATCAAGATGTGGGGTGCTGACCTCCATAATCTCAACGTCGCTTTCGTTTGCTCCGAAACGATGGACCTGTAACGGATTGACGTGGAAAGACTGACCGGGTGTTAGTTTGGTGATTGCACCATTCCCATCATAAATGTAGAGAGTGCCCGAGACTACATAAACAGTTTCCTCTTTCACTCTATGGAACTGCAACGATAGTCTGTGTCCTGCGTTGATGTGTAGGAGTTTGCCTACATAGTTTGCTGTCTCAGCCCAGATGACCTCATGTCCCCAAGGCTTTTCTACTTTTCTCATTTGAACCTCATTTGGATGTAGATAATTGTGGTCGCAAGTGCAACCGAAATCATGTTCTTCGGTGTGAAGAACTTTTCTCCCATGAAATACCAGAAAAGAACTGGCATTATAGCGAACGAGAGGGCAAAGATGTAGAATCTTGGAGCCCAGCCGCTCTGGAAGAATTCATAGGCATAGCGTAGCCCGTAAATGAAACATAGTGCTGACGGAATTGCTGTGCAAATCGCAATCCATAGTGTGTGTTCTCTTGCCCAATCCCAAACGAACTGGGAGTAAGAACTAAACCAAGTAATGCCTTGACCGAGAATGAAAAGGCAGGTTGCGATTGCGAGTTTGTCATACATTGTGTAAAATGATTTCCTTTGCGTTGTTCTCGTCTGTTTCTCTGCCTGATTCGTCCAAGAACAACAGATCGAATTTGTTTTTGTAAGTTTTTAGTCTCGGGTGGAAGTCGTAAATTGCCACCACCTTCTTGTCTGTTGTAGATAGACTATCAAGGAGTTTGTTGTGGTTGAATTTGGTTTCTTCAAGCGATTCAGTTGCACCGTGTTCAAATAGGTTGAACGAGAACTTACCAGCATGGATAAGAATGTGTGTAGAGTTCTCTGTGTTGCCCACAGATTCTTCAAGTTTTTTATCTCGGGTGCTGGCAAGGTGGAAGTTTTTAGGTGCAAACTGACGCAAGTCAGCCAACGCAAAGGGGTTGTAGTTCTTGGTGTCAAACTCTCCGTGAGTAATCATTCCGAGACTACTGCAACGATTGAGAAGAAAGAAGAACGCAGAGCGGACATAAGGATCTTTGTAACGTGCCCAGTCTTTCTGTAGTAGATCGAATGTTTGCTCGTTTAGGCTGGGGAATAGGTAGTCTGCTATATCTGCTACTTTCTTTGGGTTCTCAAGAGCACAAGCCCAGAACTCATAGACAACATACTTGTCGGTTGCCGAGAGGACAAACCTATCAGCCTCGGATAGATTGAAGTCAAGGGCTCCGTCATAGAAAAGGTGACTCTCCACAACGGAACCCTTCGGAATGATCTCTTTAATCTTGGTTAGAGAGTTTGTCTTCTTCTTCAGATTCTTGATTGGGCTGCGCATCAAACATTTCCTTGAACTTTGCTATTCTGTCTTCTAGTTGTTCTATTTCTAGTTCTTCGGGACTCTGCTCTGGCTCTGTTTCTTCTGGCTGTGTCTTGAATCTAACATAGCCGCTGATAATGTTGTCAACGTCACCAAGCATAATGTCTATCTTTGCCAACTTCCTGCGAATCTTGTCGATGTGCTCCATTCCAGATAGATCGAGAGGGACATAATCAAACTTAGCACCGGAACTGATTGACGATAGTTCCTTCATAGTCTTGTAGTAGAGCCTGTCTACCTCTGACTGAATGTCGTCTAGTTCGATAGAATACTGAATGTTTACTCTCTGTCCCATTTTATCCTCTCAGTAGTTGGCTGCGGGTCTGTAGTGCTGTCTCTACCGAGTTTGGATCTCCAATAACAACAATCTCTGTGCCTGTGGTTCCCTTATCAATAGTAATCTTGGAGAAGCGGTGTTCTTTGCTTAGACCCTCTGTAAGCATTCCTTGCTCGTTTAGATTCTTCATCTGGTGTTCTTCTCTCACCATGACGACGTGTTCTGGATTGACGAACACCTCTCGTAGTGAATAACGGCGACCACTTGTTACTGCGCCTGTTCCACACACCTCTGTAAGTTTAACTAGCATTCTCCACCTCCTTGTTGATTGGATAAATGTCTCTCATTTTTACCGACCAGACCTTGCCTTTGTAGTAGACCATTCCCCATGTTGGTTCTTTGGGGTTTCGATCCCAAAACAATGCCTTGACTGGCTTGTCTGTCTTGACGTACTCTTTTAGAAATTCGTCAGCATCCTGAAGCAAGAAAGCATCTTGCGGGATGTGAACTAAGTCTCCTCTTATCATCATGATACCTGAATAATCCCATAGTTGGTCGTGATAAGCGTACCGGCGCATGACGCTGCGTTCTTCAGAGCCGACTTGGTTACTCTCACTGGATCTAAGATACCACGCTCGTAGAGGTTTGTCAAGGTGCCGTTGCGGAAATCATAGCCCATGTCGTTTGACTGGTCTAGAACATGCGCCAGCAGGAGGTCTTCGCTCTTGCCGCCGTTTCTACACATTTGGCGGAAGGGCGCTTCACATGCCTTCTTTACGATCGCAATGCCGATTGCCTGCTCCTCGTGGTCAGTCTTGACGACAAGAGAGTTGCTTGCTCGTAGCAGGGCTGTGCCTCCGCCACCGATTACGCCTTCTTCCTGTGCGGAGCGGACTGCCTCAAGGGCGTCCTCAATGCGGTGCTTGCGTTCGGTCATTTCTACCTGTGTTGCACCACCAACGTGAATGACAGCAACGCCTGAAGATAGGCGAACAATGCGACCCTGAATGCGCTCGCACTCTGCAAAGTCGTCTGTATTTGCAATCTCAGCCTTTAGGCTCTCGATGCGAGTCTCCACTGCTTCGTAGTCACAGTTGCCTCCAACAAGGATTGTCCCAACCTTGGTACTCTCAACAGACTTGGCTGTGCCCAACTGATCAAGTGTTGCAGTCTGCAACTTCTGTCCTGACTCTCGGGTGATGAATGTTGCACCTGTTGACATTGCGAGATCAGATAGGAGGTTTCGTCGCTCCTCTCCGTAGAATGGAGCCTTGATTCCTGCAATCTTTAGTGAACCACGCATTGCGTTCATAATCATAGCAGCAAGTGCCTGACCCTCAATGTCTTCTGCAACAATGACGAGTGGGCGCGCTTCTCTTGCAACCAACTCAAGGATAGGGAGAATCTGCTCCACCTGTGTGATCTTGTAGTCTGTTACCATTACAAGCGGCTCTTCGTAATGCATTACGTTGCGTCGCTCGTCGTTGACGAAAGCAGAAGCACAGAAGCCAGCAGGAAAACGGAAACCCTCTGTAACGTCAATAGAGGTTTCCATTGAGCGCGACTCTTCAATTGTGATAGAGCCGTCCTGTCCTACCTTGTCAACAGCCAAAGCAATGAGATCCCCAATAGTAGAATCGTTGTTGGCTGAAATAGTAGCGATGTGCTTGATATCATCAATGCTAGTGACTGGTCGCGCCATCTCTGTAAGGTTGTTACAGATTTCTGAAACAGTTGCATCTATTCCCCTTTGTAGTTCGATTGGAGAAACACCAGCAACAATGTGTCGCTGTGCCTCGTTTAGAATTGCTCTCGCGAGGACGGTAGCAGTTGTTGTTCCGTCTCCAGCGCTTGTGTTTGTCTCGTTAGCAGCCTGACGGATAACCTGTGCGCCAGCGTTCTCAAACTCGTCATCCAACTGAACGAACTGGGCTACTGTTACTCCGTCCTTTGTTGCGAAAGCAGACTTGTCGTGCTCTTTCAGAAGAACCGTTCTGCCCTTTGGTCCGAGAGTAGAAGAAACATAATCAGCAAGTGTGTTTGCTCCGTTTAGGATCTTCTGTCGCAACTCTTCGTTGTTTGCGAATACCATCTTGTTTGTCATTTTAACCTCGTGAAATAATGAAAACTTCGTTTGACTTCTTGCTCTTGTTCATTCCGTAAGCCCACTCTGCTGGAATAATCTCGTAGTCAGAGTAGTGTTCGCGAATAAACTCACAATCATTATAACATAATAACCAGTTCTGGCGATTTGTCAAGAGGGAATGTAAAAGTTTATGATCAAATCCCTCGTGCATATCTCCGTTCTTTCCATATAACTTGCTCTTCTCTTCCAAAAAGTATGGAGGGTCCAAGTATAGGAACTGATTTTTGTGGCGCTCTATGGACTCCTCAAAGCCCAGAAAGCCTACTTTTAAGTTGGGTGCGTAAAAATTAGCCAGCCTTTTGATGCTGTTCTCGTTGAAGCGACCATCGGCTGCTTGCTGGGAAAAGCCACCTGATAGTGTTGCGCCAGAGAACGAAGAACGATTAATGGCAAAGTAAGCGGCAGCAAGTTCTACGCTCTTGCCTTGCGACGGAGCGTAGCCTCGGAGAAGCATTCGTAAAGCCTTGAATGTTTCTTTGTCTAATGGATGTAACTTCTTGACTTGCTCTACAAGGTAATCCTTCTCTGTGAGAAGGCAGTTCCAGAAGTTGTAGAGAGGATAGAACGCATCGTAAGCGTAGACGGTTCTATCTTTGGAGAGCACCAACTCCAAAGAACCACCGCCCAAGAATGGGGAACAAATGTCTCCCTCTGGAATGTGGGGGAGTAGGTGCTTTATTGCGCGTGTTTTGCCACCGGGATAACGTAGTGGTGATTTCAAGTTTCCTCCATAAAAGCGTAAGCAGGAATGTTAGAGACTCTGATATCGAGTCCAAAATCTGGAGAGATATCCGTATCTTTTAGCATTATTTCTATAATTCTAGAAAATTCTCCTCTAGTGTCTCTAAACTCATTTAATCTTCCTCCTCCACTCCGTCCCTTGCCGCGCCAACGAATATCAAATTTAATTTTTTGCGAATTCTCAATGCACCAATCAGATAATTTGTAGTAACTGCCGTTTCCGCCTAAATCCCAAATTAAAAGTTTGTTTGCTTTTTGCATGTCACCCTCAAATCTGTGTTTTCCAGACATTGCCTCAAAAAGATACTTTTCCTTGAAAACAGAGTCGCCGGAGAGACTTTCACCGATAAATCTCTCTATCATTTCAATTACTTCATCACCCAATTCTCTTCTTTGTTTTGTATTTAGAGAGTTCCAGAGTTGCTTAGACAATTTCTGCTCTATGATGTCCAAGAATCGCTCTACTTCTGGTTCTTTATTAGAGATAGCATAGAAAATGGCTCTTGTTTCATTGTTCTCGGCACTCAACAGAGAAGCATTCTCCTTCTTGACTGAGATGCGAGTGCTTGAATCTGTACTCGATGCAATATCGGTTTTAGATGTGGGATTTGAAACACCGTATTTACGATAAACGCTGCTTACTACACCATTTTCAACTTTGTAGAAGTCATCACCCTCGATATTATCTCGACCTATTGAGGTGATAACTCTATTTGCACGCTCTTGATGCTCTTCAGTTTCTACATAATCTTTATAAGTAAATCCCTCGGGCTTTGAGCCGTTGAGAGAAATAATTAAGTTACCTTCAAATTTTTCAGATTCACGGGAAATCTTTTTTCCACCGCGATTAGTTGAGCCTTGTCCAAATGAAAATCGTGTTATGCCAAGGTCTCTGAGTTCGTCCCGAATCTGCTTTTGATATTTTTTTGGAATATTTCTAATTTTTATCTTTTTTGTCTCTGGTTCATACGCAAGCGGATTCAAAACCCCCTTTCCAACCAAAAAATCAAATACTCGCAAAACTTCTTCTTTTCGAGTCTCATCCTCGATATTCTCAATATCTTCGGCGTTAAAGATTGGAACGTTGAACGCTTCATTTATATTTTGCTCTTCCAAAACGTCCTCGATCATTTCGAGAAGCATTAACAAACTATCAGACATAATTTAACCTCACATTATCTCGTCCGCAAGACCATACTTCACTGCCTCTTCAGCAGATAGGTAGATGTTTACCTTTTCGTTAAGTAGTTTCTCCAACTTCTTACGAGTAAACTTGGTGTTCTCAACCATAGCGTTGATGTAGTCGTCCTGCAACTGCTGGATAGCCTCAAGTTCGTTTGTGAGGTTAGGTAGGATTCCAAAGTTACCTGCTGCAACGTTGTGAATCATTACGCGGCAGTTCTTGCCAATCTTGCGCTTACCCTTGGTTCCTGCTGCGAGGAGTAGGGTTCCTGCGGACATAACCTTGCCGACGCCGATAGTGTGGATTTCAGTGTCTTCCATAATGGTCTGCATAACGTCGTAAAGGGCAAACATATCGTCAGCGGAGCCACCATAAGTGTTGATGTAGAACTCAACAGGCTTGCTCGCTTCCTTTTCCTTGTCTCTCATCTTGTTTGTCTCGTTGAGGTAGAGTAGAGCCTGTGTTAGTTCGGCAATTTTCTCGTCTTCAACGTTGGAGTAGAGTCCGATTACTCTTAGTTCTGGCTCCGGTCCTCCACCTAGCATTTCGGCTAGATTCACGACTTTTGGTTCTGCCTGTGCTTCTGCTTTGGAAGAAGGTAGTAACTTCTCAACAATCTTTCCAACAATCTGCTTAATCATGATTCTGCTCCTTTTCTAAATAGAATCGCTAGTTCTCTGTTCTTCTCTAAAAACCTCATGGCTGAACGCCAATCTGTGTAGGGTGCGATCTCCTTGAAGATTCCGCTGTGTGCGTTGACCAAGAACTTGATTGAATCTTCTTTGAAGTTATTCATAATCTTCTCTTGGTTCTCCTTCTCTAACTTGTAAACCTTATCGTCGGGTTCTACGCCCGACTTTCTAAGGGACTCTAACTTAACTAGGTTCGCGTAACTGTAATTCTCTATGCACTTGGCTAAAATAGATAATCCAATAACGCTGGAGGCTTTGACGATCAAGATCGTTGTTGAGCCTGACGCTCTGACGGAGAGCAAGAACCCAAATGTAAGTCCAAGCCCGAAGCATAAAATTCCTAATGCAATGTACCAAATCATAAGTCCCTCCATAAAAATAACCACCTAGGATGGTTGCCTAGATGGTTATTATAACGGCTCAGGAGAATGCTGTCAAACTATTATTTTGAGGTAAGTCTGCGGAAGATGCGTTCGGCTAGTTTGGTCGCCACAGCATCTTGCTTCTTTTCACGAAGAAGGCGTGCAGCGACTCGGCGGGCGACTTCTTGTACAATCTCATCTTCGCCCATTTCTTCATCGTCCATTTCAACGCCAAGATCTTCGTCATCACCTGCGGGAGCGTCCATGGCACCTTCTAGATCACCACCTTCATCGCCCATGACCTCACCCCCCATTTCCATCTCTTCTTCGCCACCGACCTCTACATCGGCGTCAAGACCGAGTAGGTCAGCAAGTTTGTCAACGATGTCGGCAAACTGCTCTTCTTTACCACCTTCGGCACCCATGTCGCCCATGTCCATATCCATTTCCATGTCGCCTGCGGGTTCTTCAGCGCCCATTTCCACGTCCATGTCCATCTCTTCGCCACCTTCGGGGGCTGGAGCCTCTTCGGCACCGACTTCAACTTCCATGCCTTCTTCTTCCTCTTCTTCTTCCATGAGGTCTTTTTCCTCGTCACGCTTTCCGGGTATGTCGTAGCCCATTTCCTGAAGGGGCTGGATGTTCGCCAATTTCATAAACTGACGGATTTCTGATTCTGATAGTAGTGTCTTGCGAGCCATTGTTTTAATTCTCCTTAAAAACTCAATGTTAAATAGTCTACGTCACCAGAAGAAGCCAATAATTCTTCTCCGTCAGGCAAACGTTTCTGTAGTTTAATTAGTGCTTTACTTTCTATTTGTTTTATTCTCGCGAAAGAAAGTCCTTCGCGTTTTGCTATTTCCCTGAGAGTCATAGGTCCATTTTCATGGATCGAGATCAGGGAACAATTAAATTCGTCTTCATAGTCAATGTGAAATTTACATTTGTCTGCTGGGCAACACTCCCTGTCTTTCAGGCATTGCTGCGCGCAAACTAATAAGTCTTCTTTATTCATAGGTCTGGAAACTCCTGTGCGATTAGATCAAATAGATTTTCTTTGTCGGCATCATCTAGGAGTCCCCAGTCTTCTAACTTTTCTTCTCCTTTCTTTCTCAATTTGAGCGATTTGGTAAAGCGTTTACGGCTTAGGATCTTATGTTCTACAACATAATTGTCCAAGAAAGCCATTAGATTTGGGTCTTCCTCAATGACGCCATCGATCACGGCACGGAAGAACTGAGACACCCTTATCTTGTTGTGCCTCAGTCTTATGATTAGTCGTGCGTGATCGTCGTCATAGACCCAAAAACGAATTGACTTTACGTCTTCTCCGTAGTTTGGATCGTCAGACATTTCACACACTCCTATTCAGAATGTGTGTTCTGCTCTCGCCAAGACCTGCGGAGGTCTGACGAACAAACTTGGCTCTATGCTGTAGTTCATGGATAGAGCGACAACCAGAGTAGGACAACCCAGAGCGAATGCCTCGCTCAAGGTCTTCAAGGACATTCTTTGCCTTGCCTCGATAGGGAACAGTAGCCGAGACACCTTCAAACGAAGAGTAGCGTCCTCTCCAATCCATCTGTGCTTCCTTGGACGCCATTCCTCGGTAGGTTTTAAATTTACGACCCATACCATCTGTAAGAGTTTCTCCGGGCGTCTCGCGCGTTCCAGACAGCAAGGAACCCAACATTACAGCGTCTGCACCAGCAGCAAGTGCTTTTACAATATCGCCAGAGTTGCGAATGCCTCCGTCTGCAATGATGGTAACGTCACGGCCTGTGCGAGAACAATCAAAGATTGTCTGCAAACCGGGGTGTCCATGTCCTGTCTGAATTCTGGTAGAACAGATAGAGCCGCCACCAATGTTGCAACGAACAGAGTTCGCGCCCCAGTCTGCAAGGTCGTTGATTGCTTCAAGGGTTGCTACGTTACCAGCCATAATGTGGATTTGAGAACCCAGTTCATATCGAAGGTTCTTTAAGGCTTCTCGCATCTTGACGTGGTGGCCATGAGCAACATCAACGCAAACAAATGTTGCGCCTGCCTTTACGCCCTCTTCGGCACGATCAAGGTAATCGTTATCAATGCCAACAGCGAATCCGATGTTGGCTACGCCAGCATTTTTGGCAGCCCGGATCATTTCGGTCTGCTGCCCGGTTGTGTTGTAGCGGTGTAGAACGGCAGCACTACCGGCGTGGTGCATTGCTTCTGCCATCATTACCTCGGAAATGGTATCCATCGGTGAAGCAAAGATGGGTAGTGCTAGTTCTAGTCCGTTCCCCAGATCAGAAGAGATATCCACTTCAGATCGAGAGCGGATATCGGAGTATTGTGGTAAGAGTAGAACGTCATCATAAGTTAGTGCTGTCTCCATTGTTAGTTCCTATTGTTGTCGATAAACTTGCGGATACCCGTGGGGTGGAACCACATTTCTTTATGTGGCTTCTGCGGGTCTTCCATGAAACGCACACGAGGACGCATACCCCCGGTGCGGACATAGCAAATGGATGGAACTCCACTAAATCCCCACTTCTTTTCCAAGCCCTCGCCGTCTTCCATGTTGAATGCATAGAAGTGAACCCCTTCATATTCATCGGAAATCTCTACGAACTGCGGCTTTAGAGCGTGGCATAGGTGACAATTGGAGCCATAGAGTTTAATTACGACTTCGTGCTCACCTGTCACTCCGCCACCTAGGATTTGGTCTAGGTTTTTTCGATTGATTCTGCTAACTGCCATTTTCTATCCTCTCGATTAGTCGGTCGAGATACCAACGGGCTTTCTTGAGGTCTTCAAGGGGATCTGCCTTGTGTTGGTGTCTCGCAACATACTTTACCACGTTACCGGCATTGAAGTCAAGTTTCCAATCATCGATTGCGTCAATTACTTCAATCTTTCCGGTGTTGTAATGTGAAGGGTGATTGACGGCTTCGCGTCGTGCTAGACCTTCAAGTCCTGTTAGGTTGTCGGAGAACTCGTCATCGTGAGAGCCCTGCGAATCAAATAGGTCAA